CGTCCCCATAAGGGACGTGTATCTATACCTTCACAGGTATTATCACTCGCGGCACGTTGTTCTAACCGAACTGCACCGATAGTGAGGTCGTCATCCACGACCATGGCTCAGATTAATAACTGAGCAATTTAGCATAAGCTAAACGGTAAAATAACTACGGTTATAAATCCGTATGGATGAACTTTAAAACTCATCCAGAAAAGGAAAGCCCCTATGAACCCGATTTTCTCTCGACACACCCAGACTTCTTCAAAAAATCTCAGTACCTTTAAGGACTGGTATGTACAGAAGATTCCCTACGATCTCCGTTTGCCATGTCGTCTTTGGACGGCAAAAGCAAGTATTGGAGATTCTCGTAGTTGGGCAGTCGATGAAAATAGCAGTCCTATACAGGTTGCAGTGTCAAACAAGGCTCGTGAGAGGCTTGTAGCACAGATGGGTGACAAAAGTCAAATCGGAGCTTCAATTGCTGCGGAGTGGCGTGGATCGACAGAAATGATCGCTAAGCGCGCTACACAAATATGGAAGTTTACGAGGAGTCTTCGTCGCGGCAACTTACGGGATGCCGCCATAGCTCTTGATATCGATGTCGTGAGACAAAAGAATATCATTAACCGTTCGAAACGTCGTGGGTATATTACCAAAAGTAGTACACCTACGCGTGCGACCATAAAAAACTTCGGTGGTTTATGGCTGGAATACTCGTACGGATGGGCGCCACTAGTCTCAGATATTTATGCTTCTACTCAAATAATTGATAGACCTATTAAGGATATTACTATCCGTGGTAGGGCGTACAATCAAAAACAGGTTATAAAACCTCCTGTTTTGTACGGCGGCACATGGTATAATGAGACATGGGTTGAGAAGTGTCAGATGATCGCAGACATTAAGGTCACAAACCCTAATTTGTATCTGTCAAATCAGCTTGGCCTCGTCAACCCGGCGCAGTGGTTACTAGAAGGTATTCCTTTTAGTTTTGTCGTTGATTGGTTCTCCAACATTTCACAATGGGTTTCACAACTCACCGATTTTGTTGGGCTTGAACTTATTCAGCCGATGACCACTCGCTTAGTCACGTATCAAATATTACAAGGTTATGTTTACGGCGGTATAGCATACCCCGCTTTCAATGACCAATCTTTTGTATGTTTGAAACGTTCTTCCGGTATTCCTCCTGTAAGTCTTCATTTCGGATATGAAATTCCGAACTGGAAGCGTGGTTTGAATGCTATTTCTCTTTTAACCCAGGCATTACGTCATTAATGACAATGCTAACTTCGAAAGTCAACTATGCCATCTTTGGCTAATATTACGGTTAAGAAAAACGACGGTACGACCGACATCGTGTGGACTGGCATTGTTCCCTCTTCAGGGGACAAAACACCTGCAGTTTGGCGAAGCCTCACCATTGGCGCTACACCCGGGGTTCGCCCTGAGTTCCGCGTTGTTAGTGAGAGCAATGCCGCTGGGACAGCACGTCGAGTCAAAAGCTCGATTAACTGGCCTTCTAGTGTTGTTGATGCCAACGGTCGCCCGGTAGTATTGGATAAGTGCTCCGGCAGTTCGCTATTTACAGTTGCACAGAATATGACTGATACTGAGATCAATGAATTCGTGAGTCAATACGCGAATCTGTTGGCTTCGGTACTTCACAAAGATATGTGTAAAGCTGGATACGCAGCTTCGTAAAGCACCCCAATGACTATCAAAAACGATGTCGATCCTACGATCGCTCGATGCTTCACGAGAATAGTCCATGAAGCCGCCACTCCTTACGCTTACAAAATGCTTAGGCATTTTAATGCAGGCGAATTGAGGGATCTGTGCGCATCCGCGCCACGTCCGTGTGAGTACACACACGCGCCCACTTATCAAGCCGATGCCGTGGTTGGAAATTTCTTTAAGAAATATGCCGACTGGGACTTAGGCGACGATCTAATAGCGAAAGCTACCAAGTCGTTTTTTGATTGTGAAGCGCTGTGCTATAATACTAACGAACGGCTGTCACCGCATATTCATCGCGACGTAAAGTTGCATAATGGCGGCGTAAAAGATTTTATTAATCTTGTGCGTAAAAATGTCAGTTGTATCCTTGGTAGGGTCCCTAATAACGTCGAAGGACGCTTCGGGCCCGGTAGTACGTATGGCGATGTCGGTAATCTTACAACTTTACCAGACAAAATGAATAGTTATCCCACTATAACCCCTGGGGCTTGTGCGTTACTTCCACTTTGGGAGGAAACCGCATGGGCTCGGTATGGCTGTAATAGGCTATCCGATTTTCCAGAGTATGCCAGATTTTCACCTGATAAGACTAGAGGAAACAGATTTACGACTGTGCCAAAGGACGCGCTCAAAAGGCGCGGAATTTGCATAGAGCCGTCTGTGAATTTATTTTATCAGCTAGGGATAGGCGGAGTAATCCGTTCTAAACTGAAAAAATCAGGCATCGACATCAAAAACGCGCAAGGTTACCATAGAGCCCTAGCCCAAAAGGCTAGTATCGACGGTACACTTGCGACGCTTGATCTGTCAAATGCTAGCGATACCATTAGTAGTAATTTGGTTAGATTACTGCTACCCACCGAGTGGTATGAACTGCTCGACTCACTTCGTTCACCGTTTACTTTTGTGAACGGGAAGTGGGTAAAATTGGAGAAATTCAGTTCGATGGGAAATGGTTTTACGTTTGAGTTGGAAACGCTGATCTTCTTGTGTATAGCGAGAGCTGTTCACGAGTATCAGAATTTTCGTAATTCCACTCACTTGCAATCTGACATTGGCTGCCTTGTGAAGGGCGAGCTCGTGTTATCGGGTTCAGAGATCATCACCGTTTACGGTGATGATATTATTATTCCGACAACGATTGCAGAAGACGTAATTACTGCCTTGGATTTCTTTGGCTTGACTACGAATAAAGATAAATCTTTTATTACGGGTCCTTTCAGAGAGAGTTGTGGTGGTGACTATTTTGGAGGTCTGGACGTTCGTCCACACTTTTTGAAAGAGTCACCTAGTGAACCACAGCAATACATCACCCTCGCAAACGGCCTTCATAGATGTGGTAAAAACGCTGTTAGTAATAACAAGCGTAATTTGCCTTATCATCGTGCTTGGCTATCTTGTCTTGACGCTCTACCTTCAGCTATTCGGGCCTGTAAAGGTCCCGAAGAACTCGGAGACATCGTCATACATCAAGAAACCGACCGTTGGATCGAAACCCGACGCGAGAGGGGAGGCATCTACTACATTAGATGTTATAGACCAATGAAGCCCAAAAGGCTTAGTTGGAATCTTTGGCATCCTGGTGTAGTGTTAGCATGTGCCACTTATGGAGCCAGTGATGGCTCAGTTAGCAGGGTAGGTGTAGAACGTAAGTTCTACGACCTTGGCGGGGTGTATCCCCGTCAGTCAACCTTACTTTCACATAAGATCGGCTGGGTAAGTCAGTCCTAATTAGACTGGCTTCACGTGCGCAATGCACGTGATAACGTTCCGGTTCAGAACCGGTGGAGTGCCTTCGGCACAGAAAGTAGA